ATGCGTATTGATAGCTCTGGTAACGTAGGTATTGGTACTACGAGTCCTTCTAGGCTTCTAACTCTAAGTGGATCAGGAGCTACTTTACTTTCTTTAGTTTCTACTGATGACGACAACTGTCAGGTGCTATTTGGAGACAGCGCCAGCGATGCAGTTGGTAAAGTTGTGTACGCTCACGATACTAACCACATGAGGTTTGAAGTTAATGCCGCAGAACGTATGCGTATTGATAGCTCCGGTAACGTAGGTATTGGTACTACAGCAACTACCAATGCAAGATTAAACGTACAAGCAGACGGAAATAATGTAAGCACGTTCTTTACAAACATAGATGGAACCTACAACCCTTACTTACAGACTTTTCATGAAGGAGTCAGCGGCACTAGAGTTTTAAATAGCTCTAGTTATGGAGGGAATGCCGGCAATTATACGCAAGATGTAGCGGCTAATTACATTGTAAAAACAGGCGGCTCAGAGCGTATGCGTATTGATAGCTCTGGTAACGTAGGTATTGGTACTACGAGTCCTAGCAACCTTGCCCATATCGCATCAAGCGGCGGCTCAACTGTTCTTGAGCTACAGCGAACTAATACCAACACTATAGGCGCAGTCGGGGCTATATCTTTCACTGCGTTAGATGGACATAGCGTAGCGGGTATTGTTGCGCGAGGTGACGGAGATAATGAAGGCGCTCACTTAACTTTTAATACTACGTCTGCGGCAAGTGCTAATGATGTGTACTCATCTACCACAGAGCGCATGCGTATTGATAGCTCCGGTAACGTAGGTATTGGTGCAACTCCAGTTACTGGCAATCGTTTGCGGCTCAGTGGAGGAATGCTATTATTAGATAATGGGATAGAAATTAGATCGTATGATACGGGCAGTAGTCAAAGAACCATTGCTAGAGTTAATACCTCAAACGAGCTAGAGTATGGGTGGTCAGGTTCTGGACCAGTTAAATTTATGGGTGGTGGTTCATATACAGAGAGAATGAGAATTCATACCGACGGCAGTGTGGGGATTGGTACAAGCAGCCCGACCTCTCATTTAGACGTATCAGGAGATATCAATTACACAGGCAACTTAAAGAAAAATGGAGTTGTTATTCCTTCTACTGGCATGGAGTACATAGATTATGTTAACGTCAGCGCAACATCACAAACTGGCTACATTAACCTAAGTAGCTCACTGTGGATTGCGCCAGAATCTCCACATAAATTTTTTGTTTATATTGATGGTACTGGCTCAGCTGGGAACAACATTAAACTCGCCTTTAACTACGCTGGTTTTGGGACGCGTTGGCTGACGGGCTGGTGCAAGTATACCAATCTTTCTGGCACCGACACATTTGTCGCTAAAACCTCATACAACGCTAATTACACCACTGAGTACATGACTATGGGCACTTCGAGGAGCAACGTTAACGATGGAACCCATATTGAGATTGATGTTACGTCGCACCGTTACAACACGATGGCGTTTTCAGGGAAGTTTTGCCATAGCGTTGATCCTGGTGGCGGAGTGTCTACATTTGAAAAAGGAGATTTCGGTTATCAGTCTGGGCATGGATCTTATGGTAATCGAATTTCTCGCGTCTACTACGATTTAGGAAGCACTCCGTCAAGCGCGGCAGATATTCGTATATACGTTTGGGGGTACATTACATAATGAGTGAGCTATGGACTAGAGAAGAACTTGAAATGATACCAGCAGAATACTTGGGTATTGAAGTCGATGGTGTTGTGCGTCAGATGACGGAAACAGAACGTGAAGCGTTTATTGTTGCAACAGCAGGTACGTCAATAGTCGTACCACCTGATTTCATTGACTTATACGAGCCGCCCGTTCCAACTGCTGAAGAAATTGGAATGATGAAAAGATTAGAGCGAAATTGCTTGCTAAATAATTCTGACCGTAAAATGCTACCTGATGCTCCGTGGGACACAGAAGCGTGGGCGACTTACCGTCAAGCGTTGCGTGACTTGCCTGCTGACCCTGATTGGCCTGATGTTGCGTTTCCTGCGCCTCCAGAAGATTAAATTTTCGAGAGACTGAACCTACATAACGAACAAAGGCGATAGCCGCATAACATGGAACAAGCTGGTTTATCTGGAAAAATAGAGATTAAAAAGGCCGATGGGTCTGATAATGCTATTAGTTATGGTATGATTGGATTTAGAAGTGGTTCGGCAACACCTGGAAATAATAGCTACACAGATTTAGAATATGCTGCTTATCCTTATCGTCATAGTACTGTACGTTTTTATAGAAGTGGAACAAGTCAAGGTGATAGTGGAGGAGCATGGTCTGCGGGCGACAAACATCGATTAGTTTATGGTACTGATGGTTATGAAGATATTACATTGGTTCATCGACACGGCAAGCATATAATCATGGTAATGCAACTACAGTATTTTATCCTCAAGTAGCATTATACACGCCAGGAACAAATCGTCGGTTTGGTAGTTTTTGGAATGTCAGAGTTATTCGAGCTGCCTGGAATGGTAGTAATTACGTTTCATAATAAATACATTTAGTTGCGCAAATAAAAAGGATTAAACGTGCCATTTCTCGGAAAAACACCAACAGTTGGTAATTTCATACTGTTAGACAGTATCACTGTTTCTAACACGGCTACGTTTGCTCTGACGAAAGACAGCCTCGATTATTATCCTGGTTCAGCACAGAACATGATCGTATCGGTGAATGGTGTCACACAGGCTCCACTCACTGCATATACTATTACAGATAGCAATATCATCTTCGCTTCGGCACTCGATTCAGATGTTGATGTCATCGATTATATTCTCGTTCTCGGTGATACACTCAATATCGGCCGACCATCAGATGGTACGGTTGGCGCTACACAACTACAAGACTACGCTGTCACATCAGTCAAGATGTCGAACACAGGTGTAGGCGCTGCAACGTATGGCACATCAACAAGTATTCCTCAGATCACAATCGATGCAGCTGGTCGAATCACTAGCGCAACCGGCATCGATCGTAGTAATCAATTCGAAGATCTGACTGTCACTGGTAATTTGACTGTATCAGGTAATACTGTGACGGTTGATGCTCATACACTCGACGTAGAAGATCCGTTGATTCACCTTGCTTCTAATAACACGACGACAGACGTGGTCGACATCGGATTTATAGGTCATTATTCTAATGATGGTTCTACTCAGCTGCACACTGGTTTCTTCAGAGATGCAAGTGATGAGAAATACTATCTGTTTAATGGACTAGAAGGCGATTACGATACTGCTACTACTATCGATCGTACAGCAAATAACTTTACACTCGCTGATTTGAATGTCGGCAACTTTACCTCTACGGGCATTGATGATAATGCTACATCTACTGCGCTGACGGTCACTGACTCAGGAATAGCGGCAACCCTGACAACTGCCGCTCAACCGAATATCACCTCTGTGGGAACGCTGACGGGCCTCGACGTTGACAACATCAACATCAATGGCAATGCGATCACTTCAACAGACACCAACGGCAATATCGCAATCACACCCGATGGTATTGGGGAAGTTGATATTTCCAAGGTGGATATTGATGGCGGCACTATTGACGGCACTGTTATTGGCGGCACTACACCAGCTGTAGGTACGTTTACTACGCTTGAAGCTGATACAGGAAAAATAGCGAGACCAAGTACATTTTGGTCAACCGCATATGTTGGTATTCCCTCATATGGCGGCATGGGTAGCGAAGGTAATTACGATCTCCACTTCACTGTTAATGGATATAGAAACTCTAGCGGCACATGGACTTCTCACGGCATTAACAGTAAGACGGGGGCGGCACAGATTGCCTTAGATCCTGACGGCGCGATTGGCTTTAACACCGATGCAAGCAAAGCTAACGGTAGCTCTCATGTTGTTACTCGTCGAGTCACTATAGACTCCAGCGGCAACGTGGGGATTGGTACAAGTAGTCCAGTAACGTATGCTGGTCATACATCCTTAGACATTAACAACGCCACAAACGGTGCGGTTTTGTCTTTGTCGCAAGGAGGAGCTTCAAAAGGTTGGTTGGTTGCTACATCATCAACCTTTGCTATTGAAAGTGCCGCAAGTATTCCACTTATATTTTTACCTGCTGGCACAGAGCGCATGCGAATCGATAGCTCTGGTCGCGTAGGTATTGGTACTGATAGTCCTTCAGCAAAATTACATGTAACTGGCGATAGTTATAACTACGGAATCTTAGCAGAACAATTGTCTGGATATGGCGGTTTGAATATAAAATCAACAACTGTAAACCAAACATGGTCTTTTATTGCGAACGATAATTCAGGCAACTCTGACCTTCTGCTATATGGCGGCTCATCAGCAGGTACAAAGCTAACTGTTGATAGCTCTGGTAACGTAGGTATTGGTACTACGAGTCCTACTGCAACTCTTAATGTAAAAGGCTCTGGTGGATTTATATTAAACAATGCCGCTGGCTCTTGCGCCACAAGCATTACGAACAATACAGACGCTTCTTTAGCAAATATAGAACATTACTTTGGGACAGGTAGCTCTATAGCCTTTAGAACAAACCCGTCTGGCGCTGGTGCAACAGAGCGTATGCGTATTGATAGCTCTGGTAACTTGCTGGTTGGTAGAACATCGGCAACCGGAAGCAGTACAGGAGCCGTCATTGGCGGAGACGGATATATTAAAGTTCACGGTGCTGATGAGGCTACAGTAAATACCGTACAAAATGCAATCGTAAACGGCAACTCAAGTAATATAGATTTAATAGAGTTTACCGTAGGGCAGTATCAAAAAACGTGTCTGTATGTTAGAAACTCAGGCGCAGGTTCAGGAAACCAGTGTAATCACATTGTTTTTCAATATGGCGCAGGAACTCAAGCAGGTTCAATTACTTCTATAGGGTCTACTACTTACTACAACACCTCCTCAGACGAACGCCTAAAAGAAAACATCGTAGACGCACCAGCGGGTAACATTGACGCTATTCGTGTACGTTCGTTTGATTGGAAGGCTGACGGGTCACACCAGACCTACGGCATGGTTGCACAAGAACTCGTTGACGTTGCACCTGAAGCAGTAACCAAAGGCCAAACAGAAGAAGATATGTGGAGCGTTGATTACAGCAAGCTAGTCCCAATGATGATTAAAGAAATCCAAGACTTAAAAGCCAAGGTTGCTGAGCTTGAAAGTCGCTGATGTTAAGACAGGAACAGACCCGCGACATTGGGCTGTCTTTGAACGACAAAAGCGTATACACAAGCATATTGCGGAAAACGGAATGATTAACCCAATAGTGGTAAACAGCAACAACGAGCTTCAGTTTGGCGGGTGTCGGTTGCAGTACGCCGTGCTAAATGAGTGGGAAGATATACCAGCTATTGTCATTGATGATTTAGACGAGGTAAGGCAAAAGCAAAAAGAAATGGCAATGTTTGAGTATACGTTTTTGCCAGAAGAGTTTATTGAAATTAAAGGAGCATAAACTATGTCACACACATGGAAAGTAGCGGCACTGGACTACGCCGTATCACAAGATGGTCACACCAACACAGCATAAATAATTGTAAAAAGGAATAAACGTGCCATTTTTAGGAGTATCACCAACACAAGAGTTCACGAGCGTCGCGAAACAAACGATTACTGGTGATGGCTCTACGAGTTACACTCTGAATAAGGGCGTAAGTACAGAGAACGATCTTGCAGTCTTCGTTAACGATGTTCGCCAAGAACCGGGCGTTGCATACACAGCACAAGCGAATACGATTACATTTACTGCGAATCTCGAATCGACTGATAGCTGTTACGTATTGCATATCGGTCGTTCATTCTCATCAGCGTCATCACCTGGTATTGATGACGATGCTTCTACTGCAAAGATTCAAATTACTACAGACGGACATATATTACCTACAGCTAATGTAGCATACGATCTCGGATCTTCTGATATGAGATTTAGAGATCTGTACTTGTCAGGTTCATCATTGCATCTCGGTACACATGAGATGACAGCGAATGCAACTCACGTCTCGATGGGTAACGTTGTTACTACTGGTGTGATGTCTGGTAATGCTGCGTTGATGACTAGTTTGAATGCCGACGAGTTGACGAGCGGCACGATACCAGATGCACGTTTCCCGGCTACTTTGCCTGCTGCTGATGGTAATGCATTGACAAATGTAGATGCTACCGAATTGACTGGTACTATACCTGACGCCAGTTTTCCCGCAACATTGCCTGCAGCAGATGGTTCTAATTTAACCGCACTCAATGCAAGTCAGCTCACAAGTGGTACTATACCGAATGCTCGATTGCCAAGTGATGTCAATATCGCAAATGATTTGACTATAAGTGGTGATTTGGTTGTCAACGGTAATACAACTACAATCGCAGCGAATGAATTGAAAGTTGAAGACTCGCTCATTCAGTTAGCTACCAACAACGAAATCTCAGATACAATCGATATCGGTTTTGTAGGCCACTATTCGAATGATGGTGGTACTACTGCACTGCACACCGGATTCTTCAGAGACGCGTCAGACGAACAATACTATTTATTCAATGGTTATGAAGACGACACATTCGATACTGCCACTCCTCCCTCAACTATCGACAGAACATCAAATACATTTACACTTGCTGACTTAAATGTTGGTAACTTTAGCTCTACGGGTATTGATGACAATGCCAGTAGTACGGCGGTTACGATTGATTCTAGTCAGAACGTCAGTCTATCCAATGACCTCACAGTAGACACCAACACCCTTGTTGTTGACTCAACGAATAATCGGGTAGGTATTGGTACTACGAGTCCTTCAGCGAAGTTTGAGACGGTTGCTACAAGTAGCGGAGCGGCAGTAGACGTACTTCATCTCAGAAATAACGCAACTGCTATAGGCACAGGCTCAACAATAAAGTTTGTCAATAGCACTGCTGGTGACTCTAATTCAGGCTCATCTGAGATTACGGCTCTTCGCACTGGAACCAATGATGGTGAGCTAACTTTTAGCACAGCTAGTAGCGTAGGCACTATAACTGAACGTCTCCGCATAGACTCCAGCGG